TTTCCTGATTCATTTCCAAAAGAAAAAATAGTTGCACTTGCAATCAACAAATGGGAAAGTTTTTATTCATCTCATATCAATGAGATGGAATCACAATATAAATTTAACAAGGGAGATACACACCCATGAAACTTGAGCAGTACTTTCAATCTTATTACTGTCAAAAAACACAGGACATTATAAGCAAGCTACCTAAAAAACTTGCAGATGAATTGGCAGAAAGATTTAGCACATGGCAAACAGATATAGAACGTGAAAGGTTTATGAAAGGAAAACGTAAGTATCCTTTGCCATGTGATGTAAAAAGAAACGAACAAACATTTGGTAAAAAAGATTATCGAATTGTTTCTTTGCTAAAAAAGTTTAATGCCTTAACAGCTAGGCAGATCGGTGAGCATTTAAGTGAGCCATCAAGAGCTGTTACTTCAAAATTATATCATGCTGTAAAACGAGGTGAACTTATTAAGCTAATGCCACCTCCTAATTCTAAGATAAGGTATGATGTAACCATGTACGCATTAGCAAACAACAAGGAGAACACACATGAACTTCAATCCCAATGAAAAGAAAACTTTATCTCAAAATAAATTAATCAAAGCACATCTTGAAGCAGGTAAAAGATTAACTGCTTTATCTGCACTCAATGAGTTTGGTTGCTTTCGATTATCTGGAAGATTATCAGAGTTAAAAGATGAAGGTTTTCCAGTTGATAGTATTTGGATTACTCTTGATAATGGCAAGCGTATCAAAGAATATTACATGGGTAATGCACATGACTGAGCATGACATAGAGCAAGCAATCATAGCTGCATTCAAAAAGTATTTCAATGAACGATAAAGTCAGAGAATGTTATGCGTGTGGATCACGCACAATCTATTGGCTTGATATGCAGGTGGATATGAAACCACCTGTGTATCAAACTATCTGCCTTGACTGTTGGGAGAAAGATACATGGCAAATAAAAATCGCAACAAGGGAATCTACCACGAAAAGTGGTTTGAAAAATGGCTCAAAAAAATAGGAGTGAAAGTTAAACGTCAGCCTATGTCTGGTGCTTTAGGTGGTGAATACATTGGTGATCTTTTAATCGAACATAACGATCAACGATTTATTTGCGAGGTAAAGTATAGAGATAAGTCTACATTCCCTAGCCCTTTTTCCTTGTTTAAAAACAAAGACATAGTGCTGTTTAAACGTAGGCACAAAGTCGATAACGAATCACAGGTGCTTGTAATATTTACACAAGAATCTTTTGAAAAATTTATGGAGAAACAACATGGCAAAGCGTAAAGAATTACCACGCTATCCAGTACCAGATGACTATCAACCCAAACAACAAACACTAGATAAGCTGTACGATATGTATGGAGAAATGGATTACGCAGATGAAACAGATAAGTTCATTGATTACCACCAAGCCAATGGCTCACTCCTTGCCATCTTCGATGCAGCTTTCAGAACTTGGATCAGGCACAAGGTTAGATACGAATCAAATCAAAAAAGCACAGGCTTATCTGGTCAAGCGAACCAACCCAGATCAAACACAAAAGGATCTTCTTACTTCCATAAAATCGCTAACAGAATCAGACATTGAAGTACGTCCTAAGATTGGTAGCATTGGTAGCATAGCTAGGTGTACAATTACCTGCAAAGATCGTGATAATTTAAACGAGGCATACACTAAAGTTTTTATGACGATGGTAGGGTTGCCTATCCAAGACATTAAACAACGCCTCCTGATGCTTTCTACGCTCGTACAGAGGCAGTTTGGAGATAGCCCAGAGGACTTAGAAGTAAGAATCAATAGTACAGCTACACAACTACAGAATTATCCTGCTGATATTGTAATCAAAGCTATTGATGAGGTGCAGAAAACAGAACGATATTTTCCTAGTTATTCTGTATTCTATAAACATATTTTATGGCGATATGAATCACGCAAACAAATCTTATTAGCATTAGATCGTGAAGAAGAACGCTTTGAAAAGGAATAAATTAATGGAAAAAGAAGAAGAAGAAAAAGAACAAAAAAAAAATATTTTAAGAAGAAAAAAATGGATTGGAATACAACACGTTCTTTATAATCCATTTTATGAAGATCAAACTATTTTAGATAAAGATGTTGATGAATGGCTTATTCGTTTAAATCAACCTGCACCTATGAAATATGAAAAACAAAATATAAAAATAAGAAAAGGTGAAAAACCAAAAGGTGCATTTAAAAATAATGGAGCAATAAAGAAAGGATAATTAATGGAAATTAAATTAACAGAGTATGATTTAAGAACCATGCCTAGATACCTAAGAGAAGGATTAATAATGTATGCAGAGGGTACTCACCCTCACTTAGAAGTACAGCATGATATTAGTACAATGATTGCAATCGTTAAAGTATGGGAGGGAAATAATAAATAATGGAAGTAGTTACATATGGTTTGCTATTGGTCATGAACTTTGGAACGCTTGAGCAATGCGAAAAATATGCAAAGATAATTTATACAGCTGAGAATATAGAGTATGGTGCTGAACCATGCTTTAAACAATTTAATTATATTGAAAATAAACCTTTACCACGACCAAACATTCCGCTATTCTATGGAGAAGGAGAACACTTATGAATAGATTAGGCTTTATTGGTGGCAGTGATGCCACAAGAATCATGACAGGTAATTGGTATGAACTTTGGGCTGAGAAAACAGGGCGCAAAGAACCAGAAGATTTGTCTAACAATCTAGCAGTACAGCTAGGTACATACACAGAATCATTTCACATTGATTGGTTTTGTAAAGAAAATAAAGTAAACTCAGAACATATTAGAAAACAGGTAACATACGAATGTATTGAAAATGGTGTACCATATAAAGGTACAGTTGATGCACGCATAAAAGATGCTATTACACATGAAAAACTTCTTGAATGCAAACACACCAATGCTTTTACCAATATGAAAGAACAGCTTGCTCGTTATATGCCACAGCTACAATTTTATATGCACATATCTGGAGCAGTAGAGTGTTACTTATCCTGTATCTTTGGTAACAGCACATGGGATTACAGAAAAGTATCTTGTGATGAAGAGTATATACATCACATGAACGAAGCAATCAGAGCGTTCTGGACTTGTGTAGAAGATGATACTGCACCTACAGATCAAGTCGTATCAGACGTAAACACAGACAAAATATTAATCAATGACATGGTACGCAGAGATGCAAGTGCCGACAACCAGTTCATTAGTATCGCACATGATTATATGGATACTATGAAAGATGCCAAGTCACATCAAGCATATGGTAAGATGCTTAAAGAATTGGTAGCACCCAACGAGAGCGAGGTTTACTCACCTGTAATTACTATCAAGAGAGATAAGCGTGGCTCTTTAAGAATAACACCATCACAAAAGGAGAACTAAAGATGGCAACCAAAGCAGAGAAACAATCAGCACTTGACTGTTATGTCAAGGCCCAAACAGAAATGGGTAAAGCATTAAAGAATGCAACCAACCCACATTTCAGAAGTCAATATGCAGACTTAGGTAATGTACTTGAAGCTTGTTTAAAACCATTTAATGAAAATGGGTTTATACTTACACAACCATCTGGTCGTGATGAAGGTGGTGAATATGTAGATACAATACTCACTCATGTAACAGGTGAATCATTTACATCAAGAGTACATTTAGTTATAGAGAAACAAACCATGCAAGGTCTAGGTTCAGCAATTACCTACGCTCGTAGATATGGTGCATTACAAATGGCAGGTATAGCACCAGAAGATGACGATGGTAATGAAGCATCAAAGACACCACGCAAAGATTTACCAATACCAACCAAAGAAAAAACTCAAACAGAAGGAGATTTCTAATGAGTGATTACGACAACACAAACAAGGGTGCTGCATTTGCACCCTTTCCAGATCAGAAGTTTGTTCTATCTGGCAAGCTAAATATCGAAGGCATAGAAAAGCAATGTGTTTATATTGCAGGTACAACGCAAGGAGGTAAAAGAGTTATGCGTGTGTACCAAGAGATAGGTATAATGTTTGAAAACGAAAGTGATAATGAAAGAGCGCCTAATTACTCAGGTACAATTCAAGATCATTTAAAAGAAGAAATGAAAATTGCTGCTTGGAAAAGACAACAGGAAAATACAGGCAACAATTATCTAAGTATAACTGTCTCAGAAAAACAAAATTCTAGTGGATATCAAGCTTCTAATAATGAAGAAGAATTTTCTACTGGTAAACAAATAGAAGATGAGATACCGTTTTAGCGAGGCTGAGAGTGTTCTCCAAACGCTAATCTTTACGCCTCAACTTGGGCGAGGGTTGTTTTGTTGTGGCAACCCTCGTTCTTTTTCTAGGATAACAAATGTTTGTATGTCATGAGACTAAAGAAAATTTTGATAACGAACAAACACTCGCAGACTTTCTTGCGAAACAATGGAACTGTACAATGCAACGTCAACGTAAATATGCACAGTTTGATTTCGTTGCTTTAAAAGGTAAAGAAATTAAAGCATATGTTGAAATGCGTGAAAGAAAAATACCACATGATAAATATCCAAATTGTTATATTAATGCAGGTAAACTACTTACTGCAAAATCTCTTACTGATTTATTTAATATACCATGTTTGTTTGCTGTTTCTTGGTCTGATAGAATTGGCTATGTAAATTTAAATCAAAAATTTAAAATGGAATTTAGTGCGCAATATTGGGGAACACGAACTGATCCAACTGATGTTGAAGCAATAGGATTAATTCCAATTAGTTCATTCACATTTTTTAAACAAAAAAAACCACCGACGGAGCAACCCAAAGCTCAAGTCGGTGGTTAGTTTCCTAGAGATTGGGAGGAATATCTCTAGCTAACCATCTTCATTCTTTGAACAAGACGATCAGCCCTGTTAGGTACAGTACGATACCATTTACTATCAACCATTTCTTCTGAAGCTTTTAAATAATCTTCATCTTCTATAGCTGCATTCATTTTCTTGAATGCTTTCATTTTTGGCAAGCCCATATTAAACATCATGTTAGCTGTAATTTGTTTACATTCCTCTGGCATAGCATTAAAGTTAGAATACAATCTTTGACAATCATCAATTACAGATTGAATATCTTTATCAAATGCTTCTTCTACTCTTCTCTCAGATACAGGATCACCTACTTCCATCTTAAATTCTGGGTCTTTATCTAAGACTAAATGACCTATACCAAAAGTTTTTTTACCCAAATGATCTAGGTACACTTCGTACTTAACACCTTCATCAATCTCAAGCTGTCGTCTTAATTTATTTATATTCATTTGCTCACTCCCTTAGTCTTTTCAAATGTTCTTAACCCACCTAACCCAAGCATACCCATCAACACAGTTAACAAACTGCTCATGTCAAACGCAGGTAGTGGTGGTATATCTATACCTAACAAAGCTACACCAAACAAGATACAAGGAGTTAAAATAAAATGATACAGCAGTGCAATGCCACACACCCACCCAACAAAAGGACGCCACCCACCTTTAAACACAGAACCAGATTGTGCTTCTGCTAAGTTTACCTGCACCTGAGCAAGAGCCAACTGCTGTGCATGAGTATCAGCCATCGTTGCTAACTCATGTGCAAGCTTTGCTTTCTGATCTTTATCTTCCACAAACTTATCAAGCAGACCAGTAACAGGACCAATTAGATTTGCAACTATACTCATTATCGACCAACTTTTTTCATCGCAATTGCATGAGATTTAGAAAATGATTTTCCTTTAGCCATATTTTTTTTCATAGATGTCATATGTTTTTTTGTGTGATGTGAACTATGTTTTTTTAATGTTGTTTTTTGTCTTTTTGTTAACGCCATTTATTACTCCTTTTTTCCACTTCCTAAAAACACAGCAAACGCACCAGTTAATGCACCTGTCATAACAGATGGCAATGCTGCTTGCTCAAGCGATGGGTCAGGCAAAGAAATAAACCATTCAATAACTCTATATGTCATTACAATAAGTGACAACATAATAAGTCTAGGTATAATTCTCCACTTGTCTAAATGTTCTGGTGTCATTTTATAAGCATCCAATAAGGTTCATATGTTATAGCGTCTAGGTAGCTGAGAAGAAGTAATGCTAATGTAAAAGCAATAATAACTTTGTTTGGTATAATCATTCATCATAATTATTTATACTTCATTGCGAATAGATACATTAAATAACCACCACCACCAGTTATTGCTATAGAAACAATCCAACCAATAGCGTTGATAATTTGATTCTTTCTTTTAGTAGCTTGATACTTACCTTCTATTTCTTTTTCTTTAGCTCGTTTACGAAACTCATTAAACTTTGCAACTCCCTTACTTCCTCTCGTTTCCCAGATAAGGTCCATTAATTGTTTCTCGTAATCTAATGCTTTCTCATAGGCTATATAATCAGAGAGAGGATCACCTTTTTTACCTGATTTCTGTGCTTCTTTAGCTCCATCAATAAAGGAAAAAAGATTATTAATATCTTTCCCCATAGTATGAAGTTCTTTCCCCATACTAATTCCTTTTTTGATAGCACCAAAAGCTAAGAGTGCAGCAGAAATTGGTTCCATTTAATTATACCTTATTAAAACCTTTTTGAATTAAAGCCCATGTAAGCACCAACAATTCCTGCACCACTAAGATAAAATAAATTGGAAATATCAGATAAAGCATTAACTCTTTCCACAGAAACAAAAAACATTGATGCAGTAAAAACTCCCATCGACATTAAGGTGTATCGTGCCATTCTAAGTTGGGCAAGTTGCCTTCTTAAAGCTGCTTTATCCTCGTTTTTAAAATCCTCTTTTGTTTTATCTTCATCTTTCATTAATTAGCTACTGCTTCCTCAACTTCTTCTGGCTCAACGCTTTTAATTAAAGCATTAGTAAAACCTTGCAAGCTGACTTCAAATATCTGTAGCTCTGCTTTCAAGCTATTGGCTTTTGCTTGGCATACCTTAATCTGGTTAATGATATGCTTTTGCTCATCTGACATAGAATCTACATCGTGATCTGTGCCATTAATTTTTATTACATTTGTTTGTTCTTCAGCCATTATGCGTCCTCCAATGCTTTTACTTTAGTTTCTAAGGTTTCTATGCGTACCATAGCTTCTTGAAGTGCCTTAAATGCTTTCATGTAAAGAATTGAGTATTTAATACCTTTAACAGTTGTTTTCCGATCTTTTACATCTCCAACAACTTTACCATTTGGAATATCATCTCCATCTACATATAGCGTACCAAAATCACTGGAACTTTCTATGTCATTTTTTTGAGCCTCTGCTTCAACAATGATGTTTGGCGAAACTTTTTCTGCTTCCTGAGATATTAAACCTAGTTTAAATTTAGCATCATTTCCATATGCTCTAACATCGTCCTTCAGTTTAAATTTTCTTACCTGCAAAGCTTTAACATCATCCCATTGTGAAGTTGCGTCTGATATATCTTGTTTAATTCTTTCGTCAGAAATTGCACCATAACTGTTATCATGATTTCTAAGGTCACCATCTGAATCAATGATACAACGAACCGCTCCTGTGTCCTCAGCCAACAAAAAAGAAGGTGTATTGTTATCGGTTGCCGCCCCAGAAGTTTTTAAGTTTAAAACATAAGGGTTGCTTGAAGCAGTATTATCAATCCTTGCTGCAAAATCTCCATTTGCACCTTTTTTAACTTCCAAAGCGTGTGAAGGAGTACTTGTCCCAATACCAACTTTGTGATTTCCTCCATCGACAAAAAACATATTTGCATCGCCATTTGATTCGACACGAAAATCTACATCTGCACCATCTTCATTAAATACTGCGCCACCTTTTCCAGATAAAGCACCAGTAACGGTAAGGTTTCCATTTGATGCAAGCGTCATCTTAGTTGTAGCTGCTTCTGAAACACCTAACTTAAATTCCATTTTTGTTGGATTGGCTGTAGCTGTAAACTCACCTTCTGCTACACACTCAATCGCACCAGATTTAGCAATACTGTCTGTACCAGATGCTTCTGAGGGAGCATACCATTCTAGCGCACCTAAACTATCACTTGAAACTACAGTTGTTTCACTTGTTGTAACAAAAACTCGACCACCACCTGCTCTTGTTGTTTGAATAGAACCTTTAACGTGAAATAAACCGTCAGATAAAGTAATTAAATCGGTGTCATCGGTATGCCCTATAGTCGATCCATTAATAACAACATCGTCAATATCTAGTGATCCACCTGATATAAGTCCTGTGGTAGTAATAGTAGATGAACCATTATTTATTGAACCAAACCCAGAAGCAATAGTACCTGCACCTAAATCTCCTACAGATGTAATCTGCGTTTGTGACGCATCAACATTTAACGTAACTGTACCAGAAGTGCCACCACCCGATAATCCTGTACCTGCAGTAACGCCTGATATATCACCCGACCCAATATAAGTTTTTAAGCGAGAGGCTTCTACCTTTCTGTTTGTACCACCTGCGCCATCATCAACAATAAACAAATCAGCATCAACAATAGCTGCACCAATATCTGTTCCACCATCGATATCCAAGGCAGCTAAACTTACTTTGTTGGCTGTGGAAATAGTATCGAGCTTTGAATCAGCAATCGCTGCACCACTTGCTACACTTGCATTAACGACTGCGTTTGAGGCTAATTGGTCAGCACCTACAGCATCATCAGCAATCTTAGCTTGAGTTACAGCATCGTCAACAATACTGGCTGTTACAACAGCACTTGCAGCTAGTTGATCTGCACCGACTGCATCATCTGCTATTTTAGCTTGAGTAACATTATCATCGACAATTGAAGCAGTTACAACTGCATTTGCAGCTAACTCATCTGCACCTACAGCATCATCAGCAAGCATTGAATTAACAATAGACCCTGCACCAATTACAAAATCAAGAGTATTATCTGAATCGTCGTAAGTAACACTTAAGCCTGTTTCAGTATTTGATGAAACCATAGCTCCAACGGTATCTGCAATCGTTTCTGCTAAAGTAACACCACCAATAGTTATTGCGTCAGCTTCAAGTGTGCCATCAATGTCGGCATCACCGCTTATGTCTAAGGTCGCTGCATCTAATTCACCTGTCAGGGTAATATTTCTAAAGCCTGTAATATCCTTATTCGTATCTACAATTGCAGCTTTGCTTGCTGATATTGTACCTGCTGTCACATCATCTAAGGCTTCTAAATCATTTTCATTAATAGCTGCTGAACCAATAACAAAAGAAGCTGCTGTAATTGTACCATCAGATGTAACATTACGAATGGTGGATAAATCACGATTAGCATCTACTTGTAGAAATTTACTGGCTGTAACAGTTCCTGCTGTAACTCCATCAATACCTGCTGAAGCATCAGGAGTAACATAAGTTTGTACTTGTACTGCACCAGTGCTAGAATTAAAAGAAAGCACCTTGCCAAGACGATCAGCTTTATCTGGTAACTCCATACTTACTGCTGCATCATCATCAGCTAAACGAATAGAACGAGTAATGGTATCATTAAGATCAGCTTGTATAGCTACAAATCTATCAAGCTCTGTATTCAATGTACCAACAGCAAATGCACCAGATACAGGAAAGTCAGTTGTTCTTTCTAAAGCTATCCCTCTGGTAATAACAACAGTCGACCCACCACTTGCACCTGTAACAGACATAGAAATAGAACCAGTAGAACCATCCCCACCTGTTACACTGTAGTGAGTGGTAAGCGTTTTCTTTGTACCATCAACATAAACATTTAAATCTGCATCTGCAAAAAATTCAAATGAAACTGTAAATGATGTTTGTGTTGCTCCCTCTGAAACAGAATACGAAACTCGAGGGGTATTGTCTGATACACTTATTGTCATAGCTTAATCCACATTCCTATCTATTGAGTTGCTAATATCATACACATATTGTTTCCACCAAGGGATTCGTGCAAAAGGTAGTTGCCTCATTAGACCTTTAAGTGCATTTCCCCTATCACCTTCTATAAATTGATACGCACCTTCTGAATAATCTAGTTCCTTATCAAAAGCAAGTTCAAATGAGTTATTTGCAAAATCAAAGAAATAAGATGGTCCTGCTCCTGACAAGCCAATTACGTTTTCTAAACCTCTATCATCAACATTATATTTAGGTTTTAATAATCCACCACTTATATCAGGACCACCTACACCTAAAGATGTGTGCATAGCTTCATAATATAAGCCTGAATATAAAGGCATAATTCCTGAATAATCAAAAGATCGCATCATTTTATCATTTGTTTCTAGTTTATCCCAAACATAACCTCCACCAAAAACATTTGTTCGTAAATAATTACCATAATATGCTAATCCCATTGCTGTTGCAGCAGCCATAGCTCTATTCTTACCTTGTCCAGATGAAAAAGCATTCTGTACTTTACTTACAGAAGCTAAAGAATAAGAATAAAATTGAAATGGCAATCCAAGAAAAGCATTTTCTAATCGTGCATAGCCTTTAACTCTAGGATCTTCTTTAAGTCCAGGAAAAAATCTAGCGTACTTCATTTTTAAATGCACAACACCATCAACTAATATTGGTTTATCAGCAGGAGTACCCATCATAATAGTATTCATTACATTAGAAGCATGAGCAGAACGAAACTTTTGTGTTAATAAATCATCTGTCCAAGCTTCTGTATTAGCAAAATACAAACCTCGATCAGAAACCTCTATAGTTTTTTCATCAACTAATTTTTTTATTTTACGAGCATCAACACCATCAATACCATACACAGATAAGTACGTTCGTTCCGATGCTGTTGCTGTTTTATTAGCAAGCTTTAACGCTGTATCAATAATTGTATGCTGAGAAGTAATACCTGACCATTGTTTTAAAGCATTTGTAATTGGTGCTAAACCATTTAAAGTATAAAAAGCGTTTCTTGTTGCATTACCTGCTTTTTCCCAAGCACCAGATGCTAAAGGATTAATAGTAACATCATCAACTAATCTCATGTGTGTTGTGCCAAGAATAATATCTAAAGCCTCACCTGATAATATTATTTCTCTAGCTTGCCGACCTGCTGTTTGACCTTTAATTGCTGCCTCTACACCTGTCATTAAACCTTTAAATGTATTTTTATATCCATTTTCAAATATAATTTTAGCAGGTTCAGATATTGCAGCTATACCTGCACTTCCTAAATAATTTAATTGAGCAGCCGTTCGTAATACTCTTGCAATCCTTTGATTTAAACGATCTGGATTTTTTAAAACTGAACCAACTACTCTATCGTAGAGATGGGTAAAGTCTTTTACATAACTATTCATTTCTTCTCTTGATACTTTTGCATTGACAGAAGCATCTTTAATTTCAGCAACAATATCTTTATAAGTTTTACCACCAAACTTTAAATTAAATTCATAAGCAGGACCAGTACGAGCAACATAAGCAGCCATTGTTGCTAATGGATTTGTTTCAATAAAATCAAATAATTTACCTGATGAAGATTGAAAATTATTAGGTATTTCAACAGTTCTATGACGAAAATGTTTTGATTTACCCATTCCATAAAAAGCATTCTCAGGTGCAATTATATCATCTTGACCAATAATTGTATCTGTTATTGCTTTTACTTTTGTTTGAATTTCAGAATCTTGAAGTCTTTTAGTTGTATATGAACCATCTTTATTAGCTTCAACAATATTTCTTCCAGTTTTGCTACTATACCATTCTGTTAAAATACGCTCAAATTGCGCTCTATTTTTCATAATATAATTTTTATTCCAAAATCGAGGTTGAAAAACTTCTTCATTTGGAGGCATAACTTTAGGTTGTGCTAGTGAATCATCAATATTTTTTATTCGTGTTTGTAAATCAGGTATAATATCATTATTTAAATCATTTAAATATTGCAGTTGTTTATCAGTTAATCCTCTTGATTTTTGTTCTTTAAGTAAACTGTCTCTTGTAGTTTTATATTGATCTAGTCGAGATTCTAAATCTATTTTTCTACCTTTATAAAATACATCATCTCCAATTAAACCTGATTCTCGTAATCTTTTTTCCCATTTATCATAAAAATTATCTAAGAGTTGCATAGCTTGATTTTGAAAATCACTATCCGATTTTACTCTATTCATTCTTTGTTCATTTACATTTTCAGCCCATTTTGCAAAACTAACATCTTTAGCTTTTACTTGCTTACCCATGCGTGTCATTTTATTCATGCCATCAGTAACATTATAAGTAAGAAAACGAGTAAGATTCTTTTCACCATCTTTAGCCCATAAGTCTTGTAACTTCATATAAACATCAGCTACTTCTCCTTTATATGGAAACTGTCTCATATAAACAGACTGACCTAAACTAACACCTTCTTTATTTAAATTAGTTATAAATCCACCATCTTGAGCTAAATCCAAACCAAACATCTTTACTTTATTTGGAGCATTACTATTTACCAATGTTTTTAGAGGGGTATACACAAGACGATTAAATGGTGATTTTGTCCAAACATTTTCATCTTGTTTAATAGGAACAAGACCATCATCTATATCTTCCATATAACGCAAATCATTTTCTAATTTTAATTCAAAATATTGATCGTCAGTTAAAGATAAATCTTGTTCTACTTTTTGTTTTGCATTTAATATAGCTTGTTCTTGCTCAGAAAATAATTTAAATGCTTCTTTATTTTTTTTATCTAATTTTGTTTTAATTGTTTTATAAGTTTTTACATCTTGTTTTAAAGTAGAACCTTTAAAATCAAAATCAGTATTAGCTAAATCTTTTTCAATTTTTGCAATTTGAAATACACCATTGCTATCTTTCCAATTTGATAATCGAACACCAAATGCTCTATACTTAACAACAATATCTTGAAATTGTTTTAATAATTTACGTTCTGTAATATTTAAACCATCAAGTTCTTTATGTAATTTTTTTAACTTTGGGTCTTTTAATGCAGGACTTTCTACAAAGTCTCTTATTTTTTCTACTTCTACATTTTTTGTTTCAAGCATATTTTGTTTTTGTGTTCTTTGTTTATCAATTCTATTTAATTGTTTTGTTAAGTTTTCTGTTGATAACTTACCAAATTGTCTTTGAGTTCTAGGAACACGTTGATTAAATTCTTCTCTTGTTAATGTTGTTTTTTCTATAGCAAAGTTTTTAGCATCTCGTTCTAATTGTCTTTTAGCTGTTTCTATTTTTACACGTTCTTTAGGTGTGTACTTTAAAAAAGAAGCAGCACCACCAAGAACAAAACCAGAAGCTAGACCTAATCCAATATTTGCAGGAACTTCGTACTTTTGATTTGTAGGATCAAAGGGCGCTCTCATAGCTTCTTGACCTGCTGTAATTGCACCAACACCTAATCCTACTCGTGTAGCAGAGCGTAGAAAACCAATGCTAGGTCCACCAAAGGGTAAAGCAACTAAATTAATAGGATCAAATATACCTGCTACAATTTGTTTAGTTATAGATGCACGACCAAGTATTTCACGAGCTTCATTAGATGTATCTATTTGATTTTTTAATTTAGCAAAATGTTCTGGATTAGCAGAGTTTTCAATAAGAAATCTTTTATGTTCTTCATAACCTGTAAAATCTTCATCAAAAGGATTGTAATCTTCATCACGATAAATTGTACCACCCTGATTATATTCTAAGTAATTATGAAGAGTATAAGTCAATGGTGCATATTGATGTTTTATTTGAGCATTAAATGTTTCAAATAATGTTGGGTCATCAGGAGGTATTAAATCATCTGGAACAGGAAGATAGTTTGTTTGTGCAAATATACTTGTAGCCATATTACTTACCTGATAATAAATCTCTTACTGCTTGAATAGGATTAGAATGATATTCTTTTGTTCTTATATTTTGCTCAGAACCTTTCATTTTTTTAGTTCTTTCAAAAATTTGTTGTTGTTGTGTTTTTTGTTGTTTTGATAATGGTATAACTTCTTGTGAAATAGGAGATGGAGATAATTTATTTATATCTTCTATTCTAGTAGAAGTGCTTAATGTATCTGAAACAAATGCTTTACTTGTTTCTGGAGCATCTGCTCGTGCTTGTGATAGTGTTTTTCTAGGTATTATTGGTTTATTATCTTTTTCTAAAACACTTACTGTAAATTCATCTCTTGACCAAGCTAAAGGTTCAAATACTTGAGATGTAGGTGCAATATCTTGTATATCTCTTCCTGCATCTATTGCTCCTTGATTTGGATTCCAATAAATAGGATTTAAAGCAGCATCAACAGCAATATATTGAGGTGTTAAACCAATAGGAGCATAAACAAATAAAAATGCTTGTTCTTCTGTTTCATTTTCTGGTGTGTTAAATGTATATTTTTTACCATCAACGCTATCTAATGCTTGATTTAATTCTTTTTCCATTATTTCTTCTGCTTCAAGTAATAAATTATTTGGTAATGTTGAAAGAGAACCATTTATTTTTTCACCTTTTCTAAATTTTCCTCCAACTCCAATTTCAAATTTATGAGGATTATGGTAATGTCGATTATACATTCCTAAAACTGCTTTTTTCAATTGTGGTTTAGAAATATTTACACCTTTATCATCTTCTTCAAATTTTGTTAAATAATTAACCATAGGAACATAACGATTTATTTCTGCTTGTGATATTGGTATTCCTTTAAATACATTATTTCTTAAAAAATCATTAACAGTAGGGTCTTTATCATTTAATCTAAATCTATTATTAAAAGCATTTTCTATATCAAAATCTGTTCTATTTAAATTTTGTATAATTGAGCGAATTTGTTCTTCATTACCAGCAGCACCTTTTTCTTGTATTATAAATAAAGTTGCTTGAAGTTTATCTTTTAATTCTTGGTTTGCTTCTTTACCATCAATTAAAACAACATTAGAATTTACACCAAATAAATTATCAATTTGAGCAGCTTTTCCATCTATTATTTTTGGTGATGATACAATTTCTAATAATGAATTTACAACATTTCTAGCAGCATCATCTGATAAAGAACCATTAAGTAAATTATTTATTTCACTTCGAGCTTGAGCGTTAAAAGTATTAAATTTATTTAAATCATTTAAATGATTAGCAACATTTCTTGTATCTTGTAAACTTCCAGAATCATTTAATACTTCTGGATTATCTTGGATAACTTCTTGAGCTTCTACTGAATTATTATTTGTAGAAGCAGCATCTTTAGCCCGTTGATATTCTATTCCTTTAGCAGTTGTAGAATTTGCTTTACCAAAAGATACTTCAAAATTATTTTTTAAGCTTGCACTATTATTACTTGCTACAAAACCGTCTAATATTAATTCAATTTCTTGTTCAAATTCAGGAGCTACTTTTATAAACTCTTGTGCGCTTTTTCTACCTGTTAAAAATCCTTCATAAGCAATTTTTTGTTGTGGATTTAACGTACCTTCTAAACTTAATCGACTATTTAAAGCTGTTGCAAGAGCAACTTTTCCCTCTTGAATAAGTGCTTGAGAAGTTAAATCATCTGGATTAAGTTTTGCTTGATTGTCTGCAAGTGTAAATAAATTAAGTATTTGTTCTAATGGAGCAATTTCTCCATTTTTTGTAAATGATGCTTGTATAATTGCATCATTATGTATTTTACGAACTTCATTTTGATTTCTTTGTGATTGATTATTAAACTCAGTTATTGCTCTTTGTTCTCTAAGAATAAGCTCATTGTCTTGTATTGATCTTGTTGCTGCATTTTCTATAAAAGAACGATACTCTCCTTGAGCATTACCCAGATCATTAATATAAGTTTCTGCAAAATTCTGTGTTGCTTTTACAAATTCATCTGCACCGTTAGGCATTGTTTTATATTTACGTTTTAATATACCCACACGATATTTAATATCTTGTTCAATAGCATTTGCATGATTTTGTTTAACAAGTGCAGTATATCGTTCTCTTTGATTTGCACCCATACCTGCTAAATTTTTTAAACTTAATAACTCAGGCGCACCTGTTTCATCATCTATTGCTGTAAGTTGCGATATTGTATATTCACCAACCATTTTGTCGGTTTGTTTTTGCATATCTTTTTCTACTTCACGCAGAAGTATTTGATTGCCTTTATCAACAGCATTAAGAATAGCTTGTGTTTTTTGTGTCTGTAAGTTTTCAAATCTTACTAAACCAATATTTTGATTTCTAAACTGTGTTTGTTGTTTAATAATACGAGCCATCTAATTTCTCATGAAGTATATTTTATTTGTGATAATTGATAAATGCCAGAACCAAGCATAGAAGCTGTTTGTATTCTTGCTGTTTGTTGTGCTATACGACCTCTTTGTATTTCCTGTTGTCCTCTCATTAAAGATTGAGCGCCAGTAATCATAGCTTGAGTTGTTCCTCTATCTATATCTCTATAAGCTATATCAGCTTCTGCTTTTCTAAATGCGTCTATAGATTGATCGGCACGATTAGCATAAGCAAACATAGCATTATTTACTTCCATTGCTTTATCAAGATCTTCAAGACGAGCATTAACAAATTGTCTTGCTTGCAATTTATTATTTTCATTTTCAATAAGAGCTTGCTTTGCATTCATTTGAGCAGCTTGTTGTGCTGCTTTACCTTGATCTTTAGCAGCTTTAATTTGTGATGCTGTTCCTACAATTGATCCTATTATTGCTGCTTCTGGTGTACACATTAAAAAGTTACCTCCGCTACTAAACCATTAATTTGCAAAGAAAGAGGTGCAGATTGACTAACTGTTACCTGTGGGTCTTTAGAATAACCAAGCAATCGAAATTCTTTCTTACCTGTAAAATTAGAACGACCAATACTAAAATCATCTGTTGTTTGTCGTATAATTAAACTATTATTATTCACTGATATTGCACCAGTATCACTCATATCAACAATAACTTTATTTACAGATCGTGGCTCACCTGTAAGTGGTCCTGATTGTAAAGCTATATCAAGAGGATTAATTTTTAAATTAACAGGAAATGTATATCCTATTTCTACTTTTCTATTAATAGGTACAGCTTCTCTTGAACTTGTATCTATCTTACTGCTTGCCATAGTAAACTGACCAACATAATCTGTTTCTGTTATTACATCTAAGACTGCACCATTAACCCAATCTGATGATACACCGGCTATTGTACTGGTTGCACTTGTTACATAATCACGACTTAAATCTAAATTCTTTGTTGAATCAAATTGCATTATATATAACTTCTTTGTACCTGCACCAGTATCAAACCAAGCTGTTACATATACATTAGTATCAATAACACAAATAGATTCAAACACACCATTTGTTGTAAACTCAGTCCACCCTGCTTTACCCTCTGCTCTATTTGCATTAAATACTGCTATTGTCCCATCATTATTAATAGCAAAAAGATATGCTTCTGGTCGTGTTGTTGATCCTTGAAGAACAGCCATTTGATGTGGTGATTTAATTAAATGAGATGATACTGTTGATATACTTTGAGAAGCATAAGCATTTTGAGAATCATTATATAA